CTCTCAGCGGGGGGCACAGTTCGCGCTGGAGTATGGGTTCCGATATCGAAGAGACGCCGGGGACGAAAAGCAGGATCAGACGCCGCGTGTGCTGCTGGAATGTGACGCGGAGGACGCGAGCGAATGAGAACGCTGGATCTCGGGCGGGCGCAGCCGAAGCAGACACTCTTCCTCAAGGACAAACACCGGCACATCGCCTATGGCGGCGCGCGCGGCGGCGGAAAGAGCTGGGCCGTGCGGACAAAGTCGAAGCTGCTGGCGTTCCGGTATCCGGGCATTAAGATCCTGATTGTCCGGAAAACCTACAAAGAACTGCAGAATAACCACATCGAGCAGCTGACAGCGGAGCTGGCCGGGTTCGCAAAATACAACCGGTCGGACAAAATGTTTCGCTTCCCGAACGGGTCGACGATCTCTTTCGGATACTGCGCAAACGAAGGGGACCTGGGGCAGTATCAGGGCGCGGAATATGACGTGGTGTTCATCGACGAGGCCGGACAGCTGCAGGAAAGCTGGATCCGCAAGATAAATCTCTGCGTGCGCGGAACAAATGGATTTCCAAAGCGGACGTATTACACGCTGAACCCCGGCGGTCCGGGGCATGCATACTTCAAGCGTGTCTTCGTCGATCGGAATTTCAATCCCGATGAAGACCCGGATGACTATTTCTTCATTCAGGCAAAGGTGGAGGACAACAAGGCCCTCATGGATACGCAGCCTGCCTACCTACGCGAGCTGGAGAATCTGCCGCCGACGCTGCGGGCAGCGTGGAAGGATGGCCGCTGGGATGTCTATGAGGGACAGTTCTTCGAGGACTTCCGGGACGTGCCGGAGCATTACAAGGACCGGCGCTGGACGCATGTCATCGAGCCGTTTGAGATTCCGGACGGATGGACGATCTGCCGGAGCTACGACTTTGGCTATGGAAAGCCGTTTTCCTGCGCATGGTGGGCGGTCGACTATGACGGGACGATCTACCGGATCATGGAGCTGTACGGCTGCACGCGGACGCCGAACGAGGGCGTAAAGTGGACACCGGACAAACAGTTTGAAGAGATCCACAAAACGGAGATGCAGCACCCGTGGCTCAAGGGGAAAACCATCATCGGCGTGGCGGACCCCGCGATCTGGGATGCGTCGCGCGGAGAATCGGTCGCAGACACGGCTGCGCGGTACGGCGTATTTTTTACGCCTGGCGACAATGAACGCATTGCAGGTTGGATGCAGTGCCACTACCGGCTGCAGTTTGACGAGGACGGATATCCGCGGATGTATGTCTTCAACACCTGCAGGGCGTTCATCCGGACGATCCCGACGCTGATTTATGACGAGCATCGGGCAGAAGATCTGGATACGAAGATGGAAGACCACGTCGCGGACGAATGGAGATATTTCTGCATGTCGCGGCCGATCAAGCCGATCCGCGCGGTGAAAGAGCAGCGGATCCTTTTTGATCCGCTGGACATGATGAAACGGAGGTAAGGCCATGCTGGCACCACAACTGACGGAGACTGAGAAGCAGACCATGATGACGGAGGTCTTTCTTGGATACAACCACAACCTCGAGCTGGCGGACGGGGAGTTTTACGACATGGAGAATCTGTCGGCGGATGCGTATCCGCTGCTCGCGCCGCGGCCAAGGAGAGGGACGGCGCAGGCGATCGAGGGTGTGCAGGGGATTCTGGCGAAGGATGCGCTGTGCTGGGTGCAGAACCAGGTGCTTTATATCAACGGCGCTTCGATGGAGGCGTATATGCCGTCCGTGTCGATCTCGGAGGGGGAAAAGCAGCTCATCTCCATGGGCGCGTACCTGTGCATCTTCCCGGACGGGATCTACTTCAACACCGAGAAGTATTCCGACAACGGATACATGGGACAGGAGAACACCGTCAACGCGGCAAGCACGAACATTGACATTTCCCTGTGTCTCGTCGACGGGACGGCGCTGACGGTGAGCTATAAGCAAGCCAGCCAGCCGGAAAACCCGACGAATGGCCAGTACTGGCTGGACACGTCCGGCAAGCTCCACACGCTCAAGCAGTGGGCGGAGGCGACGAGCCAGTGGGTATCCGTGCCGACGGTGTATCTGAAGCTTTCCGCGAACGGCATCGGGAAGGGCTTTCAGCAATACGACGGAATCCGGCTTTCGGGGCTGACCGGGAACGAGCAGGTCGAAAAGCTCAACGGCAGCCAGATCCTCTACGATGTGGGCGAGAGCTATATCGTGATCGTGGGCCTCGTCGACGAGACGACGAAGGTGACGAGCGGGACCGTGAAGACGGCGCGGAAGGTCCCAAGCATGGACTTCATCACCGAGAGCGGGAACCGGCTGTGGGGGTGCAAATACGGCGTGACGGACGGTGAGACCGTCAATGAGATCTACTGCTGCAAGCTGGGTGATTTTAAGAACTGGGAGTGCTATCAGGGCGTGTCGACGGATTCATGGCGCGCGAGCTGCGGCACGGACGGGAAGTGGACCGGCGCGGCAACGCTGGCCGACAGTCCGATTTTCTTCAAGGAGGACTGCTTCCACCGGGTGTATCCGTCGGCGACGGGGGCGCATCAGGTGGTCGTGCAGAAATGCGCGGGCGTGCAGAATGGGTCGAGCAAGAGCCTGGTCGTGGTGGATGACCGGCTGTATTACAAATCGCGGATGGGCGTTTGCGTGTACGACGGGAGTCTGCCGAGCGAGATCGGCAGCTGCTTCGGCACGGCGCTTTACTACAACGCCGTGGCGGGCGGCGCCAGAGGAAAGTATTTCATCAGCATGGAGGATGAAGGCCATAACTGGTCGCTGTTCGTCTACGACACCCGCAAGGGGTTATGGCACAGGGAGGACGATACCCACGCAGAGGACTTCGCGCGGGTGGACGATGAGCTGTATTTCCTTGAGGACGGGACACTCAAAACCGTGTACGGCAGCGTCGGGACGCTGGAAGGCCAGGTAGGCTGGATGGCGGAAACGGGGATCATGACGTATGGACTCGTCGGGAAGAAATATGTCTCGCGCATCAATCTGCGCATGCAGCTGCCGAAGGGGTCGAGCGTCGATTTCTGGGTGCAGTATGATTCAGACGGCGTGTGGCGGCACTGCGGGCACATTGAAGGCCGGGGGCTGCGGACGTTCCTGCTGCCGATCCGGCCCGCGCGGTGCGACCACCTGAAGTTCCGGCTGACGGGAAAGGGCGAGATGAAGCTGTTCAGTCTGGCGCGGGTTTTAGAGGCAGGGAGTGACGCATAATGGGATCTTTAACACTTGCATACCCGTCGATCGCGGGGAAGACGACGCAGGAGCAGCTGGAGAGCATGCGGCGGTATCTGTGCAGCGTGACGGAGCAGCTGAATCTGGCGGACTGGTCGGCGAAGGCGACGCTGACGGAGATCTCGCAGGCCATCGACGCGGACAGCCTCTCCGAGGCGGAGAAGAAAACGACGCTCTCCGGCTATGGAGCGCTGAAAGCGCTCATCATCAAGACGGCGGACTTCGCCGCGGCGAACTCGGAGACGTGGTCGACGAAGCTGTCCGGCAGCTATGTCGCCATCTCGGACTTCGGCAAGTATCTCGAGAAGACACAGCTGACGATCGATGGAAACTCCGTCGGCATCAAACAGCTGTATGACTACACGGCGGGCGTCAACAACCAGTTTTCCGTCAATTCGCAGCAGTATATCAAGACGGGGCTGCTCTACTACAAGGACGCCGTGCCGGTCTACGGCGTGGGCGTGGGGAACATCGAGACGACGGTGACGGACGGCGGCGAACGGGTCATCGACCAGACGAAGAACGAGCTGGTGACGGTGACGCCGGACCGGGTGAGCTTCTGGCAGGACGGGCAGGAGGTCGCGTATTTAAGCGACAAGAAGCTGCATTTCCCATCCGGGACGCTGGAGGCGGCGGGGGCGGTGCTGTCGGGGAAGATCACGGCGGCGGCCGACTCGACGTTCGGGCCGTGGACGATCTCGGAAAGCAGCATTTACCGCACAGCCAATGAATTTGGAGGCAGCGCGAGCATGTACTTCGGCACGAGCGGGCTTTCCATCAAGGACAAATTCAAGGTCGACGCGAACGGCAAGCTGACGTGCACGGGGGCGGAGATCGGCGGAACGATCAACGCGACGGATCTGAAGCTCGATGGTACGAGCATACAGACGAAGCTCAAGCAGATCATGGATGAGATCAACATCATCAGCAACGGTCTTGAGATCGCGGGCACAAACTTCTCGAACGGCACGATCGGAGGAGCGGAGGGAAGTCTGCAGTTTACGTCCTCCAGCTCGGCGGCCTATGCGGTCGACCTGTCGGGGCCGGCGGTGCGTGTGCGGTCGACGAGCGGTGATGTGTATCTGCAGAACGCGGCGGGGACGGCCAGCATGCAGATAAAATCGGACGGGAGTATCCGGTTTATCGCTTCCGGCGGCGTAAGCGGCATTACGCCGGTGTTCGGATAAGGGGGCTGGCTGAATGGCAACGCTGTCCGGCGCATCGGGTACGCCGACGAGCATCACGCTGACGGTATCCGGCATGTCGTCAACGACGAAGTACAAACGGAAATATGAATATATCCTTGCGGGACAGGTCATGGCGACGGTGACGGACTCGACTGCGGGCACGACAACGGCCCACCGGGTCATTACTGGTCTGACACCGGACACGCTGTATATCTGCCGCGTGCGGATCTACAACAGCAGCACGGGGGCGCTTGTCGCCGAGACAAACTCCATCAGCGTGCGGACGCTGGCACAGTCGACCTCGCAGGCGACGGTCAGCATTCTCAACTTCCTGGATAACCTGACGCAGCTGGCGAGCGGGTCCTTCAAAGGCGATATCGGAGATACGTTTTACATTTCGGCCGCGGGCACGCAGTATCAGACGTACTCGCAGCAGTATCATTTCCTGTACTTCCGGCTCTCGTCGCAGAACTACAACACGGAGCATGGAGCGAACTACCCGATCCCCATCCAGGAAGGGCAGACAGTCAAGGTCTACTACCAGAGCAAGACCACGACGATTCCGATCTACAACTACCTGGACGGGCAGCACACGCTGTCAGACGGGTCCGTCTCCGGAACGATCGGCAATTCGTTCTTCCTGTCCATGTCCGGCACGCAGTACCAGACGTATTCGCAGGAGTATGAATTCCAGTATTTCAGGCTCGCGTCGGAAGGGTATGCGACAAATCACGCGGCGACGGAGACGATCCCCATTACGAGCGGGCAGGCCGTGCGCGTGTACTACAAGACGAAGATCACGGCAGTTGCGCCGGTTATCAGCGGGGTCACGCTGACGAAGAACACGGCGACGGTCACGTGGGACAAAAACGGCGGCGGGTACGGAAGCTGGACGCTCTACTGGGGAAAGACGAGCTATACGGCGATCGGATCGCAGTCGATCGGCAGCTCACCGGTGACGGTCTCGGGGCTGGACCCGGGCACGACGTATTATTTCTGGATCGTCAACAAGGCCGGGACGGATTCGAAGACATCCAACACCGTATCCGGCGAGACGAAGGCACAGATCGCGGCCTTCGCGTGGACGAGCGACGATGCGTTGTATATCGCGGCGGGGAAGGCCGTGACATACCTGACGGCGGCGAGCTGGAACCGGCTGACGGCGAAGATCAACGAGGTCCGGGCCGCCAGAGGCTACGGGAGCATTTCCTTCACGACGGCCTACGCCGGGCAGACGATCACGGCGGCCATCTACAACGAGGCGGCAAACGCCATCGGGAATCTGGCAGGCGCGGGAAGCGTCAGCACGGTATCGGCAGAGACGAAGCTGGAAGCGACGTACTTTGCAAACAGCTATTCTGCGCTCAAGGAAGCGCTCAACCGGGCAATCAGCAGTTATAACGGATAGGAGGAGCTATGAATATCACAAAAGCAGTGGTGCAGCTGCGGGGGCGGCTGATCGAGGCCATCAACGAGGCGGGGCTGCCGCCGGTCATCGTGGGCTTTGTGCTGGACGGGATCCAGAACGAAGTGGAGAGGCTCACGGCGGAAGACCTGCGGAAGGAGGAAGCGGACAATGCAGACAGAGCAGATGCAGACGACCATGCAGAATGACACGGCGAGCGGGCCGACGGCGCGAAAGGCCATCGGCGAAGAGCAGGCCAGAAAGGCCATGGACACGCTGCAGAAATACCGGCAGGGCAAGAGCGCGCTGGAGGCGCGGGTCATTGCGTCGGAGGACTGGTGGCGCATGCGCAGCTGGCAGCGGATCCAAAAAGGGAACCCGGAGGATGACAAGTGGACGTCGGCGTGGCTCTTCAACGTCATCATGGGCAAGCACGCGGACGCGATCGCAGCCTATCCGGCCCCGGCCATCCGCCCGCGGGAACCGGACGACCGGGAGGAGGCGGCGAAGCTTTCCTCGGTGCTGCCGGTCATTCTGGAACAGAACGACTTCGAAGAGGTCTATTCGGACAGCCAGTGGACGAAGCTCAAGCAGGGCACGCTCATCTGGCACGTGAAGTGGGATTCTTCGAAGCTGAACGGCCTCGGGGATATCTCGGTGCAGCCGGTGGATATTCTGTCTTTCTTCTGGGAGCCGGGCGTCCGGGATCTGCAGAAGTCGAAGAACATCTTCCTGACGGAGATGGTGGACAACGATCTGCTGGTCGAGAAGTACCCGGAGCTGCGGGGAAAGCTCAACTCCAATCCGCAGATCCAGCAGAAGTACAACACGGACGACGTCATCAATTTTGACAACAAGTCGATGGTGGTGGACTGGTATTACAAGAAATATCAGAACGGCCGGCAGGTGCTGCACTTCGCGAAGCTGGTGGGCGACACCATCCTGCAGGCGACGGAGAACGACACAGAGCAGCGGTATGACACGATGACAATGCCGGACGGCAGCATCGTGCAGCAGCCGGTCGGAAAGCCCATGGCGGAGACGGGCCTGTATGACGACGGGGAATACCCGTTTGTGGTCGACGCGCTGTTCCCGGTGGAGGGGAGCATAGCGGGATACGGCTATATCGACATCGGCAAGTCGACGCAGGAGCAGATCGACCGGATGAACCAGGCGATCGTGAAGAACGCAATCATGACGACGACGCCAAGGTGGTTCAAGCGGTCGGACGGGTCGGTCAATGAGCAGGAATTCGCGGACTGGACGAAGCCGTTTGTACATGTGGACGGGAATCTGGGGCAGGACAGTCTGGTTCCGATCCAGGTGAACATGCTCAACAGCAATTACATTGCGATCTTGCAGAACAAAATTGAGGAGCTCAAGTGGACGACGGGAAACACGGACGTCAACAACGGCGCGACGAGCTCCGGCGTGACGGCGGCCTCGGCCATTGCAGCGCTGCAGGAAGCGTCCGGCCGGAGCAGCAAGGACTCCACAAAGTCGGCTTACCGGGCCTACGCACGGATGATCCGGATGGTCATTGAGCGGATCCGGCAGTTCTATGATCTGCCGCGGCAGTTCCGGATCATCGGGCAGCGCGGGGCAGAGCAGTTCGTACAGTACAGCAATCAGGGGCTGCAGCCACAGACGCTCTACGGCGCAAACGGGCAGCCGGACGGGCTGCGGAAACCGGTCTTCGACATTGAGGTCTCGGCGCAGAAGGCGAGCGAGTACACGTCCATGGCGCAGAACGAGCTGGCGCTGCAGTTCTTCCAGCTGGGGTTCTTCAACCCACAGATGGTGGACCAGACGCTTGCAACGCTCGACATGATGGACTTTGACGGGAAGGACTCAATCATCCAGAAGGTCCAGGAGAACGCGGACCTGCAGCAGCGGCTGGTCGAGTGGCAGCAGCTGGCGCTCGCACTGGCGGACCGGTACGATCCGGTCATGGGTGAGGGACTGGCGCAGCAGATCCTGCAGGAGGGCGGACAGGCAGTCCCGCAGGCGAGCACCGCGGCAGCGGAGAAGCCGGAGATCAACACCGGCGAGACACAGGAGCCGAAGATCGTGGAGAATGCGCGCAAAAAGTCGGAAGAAAGCACGCAGCCGGGATAAGAACCGACGCACAAGCTCGGCTTGCGCGTCGGAAAAAAAGAAATGATCTTGGAGGATAAGAGCCGCCGCTTGCGGCGGCCCATTCCGGCGAGATTATTTCTGGCTGGCGTGGGGTGAAGTTGGGAAAAGTTTGTGCTACGATGATTTTAGAATAAACGCCAGAAAGGAATTTACAGCATGGAAGGCGAATTCACGGGCGCAGGCGCTCAGACCATGGGCGCAGCTGACGTCGCCGGTCAGCAGAGCGGGCAGGAGGCAGCCGCACAGGCGCAGGTGCAGCAGCAGCCGGTCAACGTCCCCGACGCTCAGGGACAGGGTACACAGGAAGAAACGTTCGACAGTCTGATCCGGGGCCGCTACAAGCAGGACTTTGATTCTGCGGTGCAGAAGGTCGTAAAGCAGCGCGTGCGCGGGCTGAACCAGTACAAGGGGCAGGCCGAGGCGATGGCGCCGATCATCGACCAGCTGGGCGCGCTCTATGGGATCGATACGTCTGACCCGAGGAAGACGGACTTCGCGGCACTGGCACAGCGCTTTTCCGCTGACGAGCGGCTTTATAGCGCGGAGGCCATGGAGAAGGGCACGACGACGGACGCGCTCAAAAAGGAGTACGCGGGCCGGGCCGAGAATACGGCCATGCGGCGGCAGCTGCAGGAGTACCAGATGCGAGAAGCCTTCGCCGGGATCCAGGCAGACTTCGCCCGGGATGTGACGGCGCGGTACGGCGCGGACTTTGAGACCGAGATGCAGAACCCGGATTTTGCGCGGCTCATGGGCGCGGGCGTGCCGCCGAAGACGGCCTATGAGGTCATCCATCAGCAGGAGATCGCACAGGCACAGGCGCAGCTGGTGGCGAACCAAGCGCGGGACAACGTCATGCGGACCATCCAGGCGCAGGGCGCAAGGCCGCAGGAGATCGGCTCCGGCGCTGCGGGCGGAGAGAACGTCCCGATGAAAACACACTGGTCACGCGCGGAGGTGGAGGACATGCGCCGCCGCGCGGCAAGAGGGGAACGAGTGATCCCCTGAGAAAGGAGATAAGAAGCTATGTTTAAATCCAAAGTCGGATTTCAGTTTTTTGCTGACGCCGGTACGCTCGTCAACGCGACCGGCAACTACGTAAACGCAGGCACCGGCCAGACGACCGCATTCAGCGGCAACGACACGCTCGCGCCGACCATGAAGACGTTCTACGACACGCAGCTGCTCGAGAATGTACGCCCGGATCTTTACCACGCACAGTTCGCAGAAAAGCAGGCGCTGCCGCGCAACCACGGCAAGACCGTCGAATGGCGCAAGTGGAACACGCTGAAGGACGCGGAGACGTTGACCGAAGGTGTTATTCCGACGGGCCAGAAGATGGGTCAGTCCAGCATGAACGCCAGCATCGAGCAGATCGGCACGTACGTAACGATCTCTGATCAGCTGGAACTGCATGCGCTTGACAATATGATTCTCGGCGCAACAGAAGAACTAGGCGCTTCGGCGGCTCTGTCCATCGACAAGCGCGTGCGAAATGTCGTTGTGGCGGGTCACAATGTGCAGTACTGTGACAAGGTGTCGAGCTCTGGCACACACACGGCGGTCACTAGTCGCTCCGGCCTTGACAAGACGGCACTTCTGACGCCGCTCGAGATCAACAAGGCGGTGACGACGCTCAAGAAGCTTGGCGCAAAGCCAATCAACGGAAAGTATGTCGCTATCATTCACCCCTCCGTTTCTTTTGATCTGCGCAACTCCGATGGCTGGGTCGAGTCGCACAAGTATGCAGCGGTGACGGAGATATTCAATGGCGAGATCGGCGAGCTGCACGGTGTGCGCTTTGTGGAATCGAACAACGCGAAGGTGTTCAATGACTCCACTTGCCCGGTGAAAACAGCCGCATCTGACGGCAATCCTGCGGTCCACTACAGCGTTTATCCGACGCTTTTCTTTGGCAAGGGAGCGTTCCGGATGATCGACCCGGAGGGCGGAAATCTTGAGATGATCGTCAAGAACAAGGGCGAGATCGGTGGCCCGCTGGATCAGTTCTCGACCGTCGGCTACAAGGCCGAGATGGCGACGAAGATCGTCTATGAAGACCGTATGGTTCGCGTGGAAAGCTGCAGCTCGTACTCCGAGACAGACGAGGCAAACTAAGGAAGGAGAAAACAGCTATGGCAGAAGCAGCAAAGAAAAGCGCGTGGGATGAGAAACGAACTGTATTTATCGAACGCGGGATGGCAAGCGAGGAACAGAGCCAGTTCGTGTGCGTGAACGGAAGAACGTTTCAGGTACCGAAAGGAAAGAACGTAGAGGTTCCGCTTCCGGTATATGAGGTGATCGCAAACGCGCGGCTGGCGGCTGAAGAGGCGCGCCGGCAGGCGAAGGAAGAAGACAAGTGAATGCCCATGACGGCATGAAGCAGAGGAAGGGGCAGAAATGCCCCTTCTTTTGGTAAGGAGGAAAAATGAAAATTCGGGAAGCGATCGAGACGGTCGACCGGTTACTGTCGAACCAGTACGAGACGCCGGATAAGGTCCGGTGGCTGTCGGAGCTGGACGGGATTGTGTACCGGGATATCATCTGTACGCACGAGCACGAGAAGCAACCGGAGCCGTTTACGGGATACGGGGAGGACGTGGATCTGGAAACGGAGCTGCTGATCCCGTGGCCGTATGATGAAATTTACCGCTGGTATCTGGGGATGAAGATCTGCGACGCCAACGGGGAGACGACAAAATATGCAAACGAGGCGGCGAAATACAACAGCTACTATCAGGGGTATTTCAACGCATACAACCAGGCGTACATGCCGAAGCAGTACGCGACACATTTCAAGCTTTAAGGCGGTGAGACTATGAGCGTATATCGAGTAGAGTCGGGCGGCAGGGCACCGGCGGGGCTTTCGACCGGCGACGAGGTCGTGACCGGCGGCGGCACGTACCGCATCACGGGCGTGAACGCGGACGGCAGCTACCAGTCGCAGCTGGTGAACAAGAACCAGACGACGAGGAACTACGGCGGCAGCTATCAGACCAGAAACAGCCCTTACACCATGTCCGGCGTGTCGGACTACACGAGAAGCAAGCTGAACGGGCTGGAGAGTGGGTACACGCCGTCGGGCAGCGTGCAGGCGGCGCAGGCGTATCTGGAGCAGGTCAAGGCCAGCAAGCCGGGCGCGTATCAATCGCGCTGGGACGATGAGCTGACGAGCCTGTATGACCAGATCCGGAACCGGAAGAAATTCAGCTATGATATGGGGACGGATCCTCTGTACCAGCAGTACCGTGAGCAGTATCAGCGTCTCGGGCGGCTTGCCATGCAGGACACGATGGGGCAGGCGGCGGCACTCACGGGCGGCTATGGATCGACCTACGGTGAGCAGGTGGGCCAGCAGGCGTACAATGCGTATCTGCAGAACCTCAACGACATCGTGCCGCAGCTGCAGCAGCAGGCATATCAGCGGTATCAGGACGAGGGGACGGACCTTTATAACCAGTACAGTCTCGTGAAGGGCCGGGAAGATACGGACTACGGCCGGTACCGGGATACGGTCAGCGATTATTATTCGGATCTTTCGGATGCGCGGAGCGCGTACAACTCGGAACGGTCGCTGGACCAGAGCCAGTGGGAGACGATGCTCAGCTACTGGGCGCAGAAGGCAAACAACGAGAACGCAGCCTACCTACAGGCGTTGGCGGCAGAGCAGGCCGCGGCGAAGAAATCCGGCGGCGGAGGCGGCGGTGGGAGAAGCAGTTCATCTTCAAAGCTGAGCGACAAGAAGAACAACACGCTTGCAAAAGCGGCGCAGGCGTACCGGGCAAAGAACCCGAATGTATATCTGGACAGCCGGACGCTGGATAACTACCTCAACAGCAAGGGCTACAATGCGCTGGAGTCCAATACGTTCAAGGCGTATCTGGAATACTACGGCGCGACGTATCTACGGCAGCGGTAACGGAGGGAAGCATGGGACGAATCACACTGACAGAGGAACAAAAGCGGATTGCAGAGAGCATCCGCAGCGGACAGGGAGCCGGCACGCAGCAGGCTCCCTCCGCCTATCGCGGCGGGAGAATCACGCTGAACCAGAAGCAGATCCAGATCGCGAGCAAGTACGGCCTGCCGAACCCGGACTACGGGAAGAACGCGCAGAGCACGCAGACGACCGTAGACGATCCGCTGCATAAGCAGTATGCAGCGTTTATGGCATACCAGAACGCCGTGCGGGAGGCGGAGCTTGCGCAGATCGAGCCGGGGGCCGCGCTGAAGGGCCGGGCGAGCGGGGAGAAGAAGACGGAGAATGCGGGGACGGCTATCAGCGGGAAGGTCTCGCAGCAGGAATACAGCCGGTCGTCTGGCATGCAGAAGCAGTACGGAACGTACCAGAATTATCTGCGCGGCGTGGAGGCGGCGCAGGGGCTGAAGCTTGGGACACTGGCGCTGCAGGGACAGAGCGCACTGCTGGCCGGCCGGTTTGCGCCGGCCACGCAGCAGGTGCGGGAGGACGTGGATGCGTTCCACGCGGAAAGCCAGCAGAAGGGAAGATTCGGATTCGGGACAGGAAAAGAGCTGGAAGAGGGGCAGCGCGGGCGCGGGAAGGTATCCGAACAGGAGTTCAACCGGTCCGAGGCTATGGTGGCGCAGTACGGCTCGTATAGCAATTATCTGCGGGGTGTCTATGCTGGATATGACGAGGCGGCAGCTGCGGGAACAAAGCGGCGCGCAGAGGCCGCGCTTGCGGAAGGGAAGGTCTCGGAGGCGGAATTCAGCAGGGCTCCGGCTATGGTAGAGCAGTACGGCACGTACAGGAACTACCTGAACGGCGTGCGGAAATCTGACGATGAGATCACCCGGGAGCGGGCAGCGAAACGGATCGAGAGCCTCGGGATCTCCGATACACTCGAGCAGTATTATAACGCCGAGGGCGAAGAGCAGGCACAGCTGCGCCAGCAGCTGGCGGATAAGGGCGTCACGGGTGCGGAACTGAACGAGTGGCGGAACACGGTGTTTAACCAGGCGGGACAGTTCATCGGAGATCTGGTGGCTGGGTTCTTCCAGGGCGGCTTGCTGCAGAATATGTCTGGCATGGAAGGTGCGATGGCCGGACTGGAAAACGCGGCGAATGGGACCGTCGCTTGGGCACTGGATGATCTGTCGAATCCGCTGCCGAGCGGAAAGCTGAAAACGGGGATTAAGAGCTTTGCAAACCAGCTCGCAAATGCTGACTCCCGGCACGAGGAAAACGCGCGGCAGCTGCAGGAGCAGAATGCACAGGTCATGCAGCAGCTGACACAGGGGCATTCCCCGGCCGCAAAGTGGATCATCGAGCAGATGCCGAGTGCGGGCAATATGCTGCTGAATGTCGGGACAGCCGGCATGGCTGGCGTTCCGAACCTTGCGGCGCTGGGCACGACGGCGGGCGGCAATGCATACATTGAAGCCAAGAACGACGGGGCAACAAACGAGCAGGCGCTGGCCTACGGAATCGTAAACGGGTCGCTGGAAGTGCTGTCCGAAAAACTGTTCGGCGGCAACCCACTTTATGATACCGACGCGGGGCTCGTCAATCAGCTGGTGGCGAAGCTGACGGACAACAAGACCATTATGCGGATCCTTAACAGCAAGGGCTTCGACCTGCTGTCGGAAGGTCTGGAAGAGGTCGTGACGGAGATCACGGAGCCGTGGGCGCAGGCGCTTATCTACGCGGGAAAGGACGCAGAGTTCGCAACGTGGGAAAGCGTGGCGAATGCGTTCGCAGGCGGCGTCTTTTTGTCGGTCGTCGGCAATCTGGCCGATATGCCCGTCAGCATGCGCAACCGAGAAGTGCAGAGCGTGATCAATGACGTCACGGAGCGGGTGCTTTATCAGGCAGAGCAGGTGGAGGACGCGGGCGTACAGCAGGCCGTGGCCGATGTGCGCGAGAAGATGGAATACGGCGAGAACGTCACGGCCGAAGATCTCGGGAACGTCTTGAACGCCATGTCGGAGGCGGACGCAGAGGTCGACGCGGAGACCGTGGAGGCAGAGACTGCACAGGCACAGGAGCAGGCGAAGGCCGAGGCGCAGGAACGGACGTTCCAGCGGTTCCGGGAGGCAACCGAAGAGGGGGAACGGAATCAGGCGGTATTCCGAGAGGCAACGCAGGGCCGATATGAGACCGGCAACGCGGATCCGTATGCGGAACGCGGAACGCAGTTTGACGTCAGCGACGAGCGCAGTGCGGTCTACGCAGCAGAGGAAGCCGGGGAGATCAGCCACGCGGAGGCGGAAGCGGCGCTGAACACGCTGGACAGCGACGAGGCTGTGAACCGGGTGGAGGCCGCGCATGTAGAGGCCGAGAAGACGAGACAGGACGCACGGGACAAGAAGGATGCCGCGACGGCGGTCGAGCGGCTGCGGACGCAGCAGGAGCAGGCAGACGCGGAGCTGCGCCGGGCGGAGGCAAAGAGGGACCGGGCGGCGCTGGCAAAGGCAGCTGTTCAATACGGCCTGCCGCAGACACTCGGGAATGCGCTGCCGGAGCATTATGCGGAATACAGGAATAAGAATCTGGGGCCGCTGAGCGCGGCGGAGTACGCCGACGCGGTGCATGCGGCGTATCAGGCGGGCAGGGATGGCCTGAACCTAAACGCGGCGCAGCAGGCCGCGCAGAGCGTCCAACGGGAAGTAGCAGAACAGGCGTGGAACGCCGGAAAGGGGAACAATGGAACAGCAAAGCAAAATGCTCCTGATGACAGCAGCAAACGGGATGCGAGTATGGATACCGGAAGATCGGGTGGAGCAGTGGCAGAAAGCGCAGGCCAGACAGCAAAGGGACAAAGCGAGCGGAGCCGCCTCGCGGAAAGAATTGAGCTCGAAAATCGCGTCCGCGCTGCGAAGCAGCCGTACCTGAGCGGGCAGGATATCGGCGTCGAGAAGGGAGCGGCGGAGAAGAGCCTGCAGGAGGTCCCGAAGAAATTCTGGACAAAATCGATCGACCAGGCAGACGCGGAGCTGTGGAAGGCGGGATACGAGGATATCCATTTCTTCATTGGGAAGATCGGCGTCGTCAACCAGAAGGCGCAGGTGGTACGGTATGCGAACGGTATGCGGACGGGAAGCAGCGTCTGGGTGTGCGCAAATGACAAGGCGTTTACCGTCGAGCAGATCGCGCGGCACGAGGCGTTCCACAAGATGGCGGAGGATGTACCGGGCGTTCTGGAAGCTGTCCGCGCACAGATCGCATCGGAGCTGGGCGATGAGGGCTTGCAGGCGCTGGCGCTTCGATATGCGGAAGCGTATGAGGGGTGCTATGGCGAGGACGAGATCGACCGGTATATTGGAGAGATCTGCGCAGACGCCTATGCAGGGATAGAGCGTTTCGGCGAGGCGAGCAAACAGGCGGCAGATGCCGTATGGCAGACCCGAGGGACTGAAACGGGAACAGAAAAACCGGCCAGCCCGAGAGGGCCGCCGGAAGATTACAGTATCGAGAGGACAACCGAGAACAAACCATTCGTGGAAGTGGAGCAAGATATCCTTGCGGGCGTACCGAAAGCGAATTGGGTATCGACCGTCAAAGAGAACTTGAAGAAGAAATTCCCGAACGGGATTACCGTAGGGAGCAACGAAATTCATATTGACAAACAGAGCCAAAGGGAAATGACATTCTCCAGATATATGCAGTGGCTCTACAACAACGACCAAAAAATACTGGCGGACAAACTCCGTGCTACGAACAATGCCGATGAGATTTTGCATGCCACGACGGATTGGGTAAACGAAGGACTAAACCATCCACGCAAGGACAGAATTGTGGACTTTGCCAGAGGGAATGTACTGCTGCGCGTGGGAGGGCATGATTACACGGCGGATGTTGTGGTGGGGACACGTGATAATGGAAGCATGGTGCTCTATGATGTGCTAAACCTGCAGATGACTTCTTTTACAGAAAAAGAGACGAATGCAGCAATAACCACGAACCCGTCACCGGGAGCTGGCAGAAGCACTGCATCCGTCTCTGAATTCAGTATAGCCCAAACGGAGGAAAATGTCAATACTGCAGAGGGAAAACAGGATCAGGAGCCGGAAACCCAACCCCTCACGATGGACACGATCCCGAAGAAGGCACAGAACTATCTGAACGGTGCGGCAAGAAATCTGGCGGCAGCACTGCAGCGGCAAACGAGGCTCCCATTTGCAGACCATAGCACAGAGATCCGGGACAGCCTAAAGCCCCTGATGAACGAATATCTGCAGACAGGCGATATCCGGCAGGAGACCATCGACAAGAGCTTTGACGAAGCGTACGCCAAGGGCGTGGAGCTGGAAAAGGAGCTCTACGAGAAGACAAAGACGCTCGCGCAGGAGCTGCGGCAGACGCCGATCACGTTGAACGAGAAGGAACGGGCGGCACTCAGAGGCTATGATGTATTCAAGAAAACCACAAAGGGCCGACTGTATGTGGTGAACGAGGGCGGAAGATCGATCAATGCAGTCTATCAGGAGATGAGCCGGGCAATGCCGGAGGTTTTCCCGCGCGGGGCGAAAGGAGCCGAAGAGCAGATCATGTCGCTGCTGGCTGGCTCGCACAGGCTGGATCTTGCGAAAAGCAACGCGGAGGGCGCTGCCGGAAGGTATGCGGAAGAGTACAAGCAGACGGCAAAGCAGGACTATGAAAACGGCGTAAGGGACATGATGGGAGATCTGCGTGTTGCACGGCGATATGCGGAAGCGCAGGCCAGACGGATGGAACCGTTCGTGGCACCGAAAAGCTATGACGAAGTGCAGGAGCTGTACAGCCAGCAGAACGAGCAGAGACGCGCCTACGAGCGGGTGGACCGGCAGTATCTGTTGACGGCGGAGGACCGGAAGGTCGTGAACCGGCTGCTGCGCGGCGACATTACACCGGAGAAGGTCACGGGGATGGAAAACGCAGAAGGCATCCTTGCGGTCTATGAGGCGAAGGCCGATTACGATCTGACGACGCTCAAGATCCAGGAATGGAGGAAGAGCGTCAAGGCGGAGCGGATGGAGACGGCGAGGAAAACACTCGGAAATATCAGCGAGGCGAAGGACAAGAAAGCCGGGATCTGGTATAAGCGCGAGACACAGGAGCGCAATGCGCGAGACATCTTCAAGGCAGACACAGCGGAGAGGATCATTGACCATTATTTCCGCCCCGTCCACCATGCGGCAGCAGAGGAAACGCGGCTCAAAAACCGGATGAAGGGCCAGATCGAGGCGCTGGGCCTGAAACGACACGCCGCGAGAGGCGACCGGGTCAGCGAGAGCGCGGCGGTGCAGATCCTTGGAGAGGCGCAGGACAATATCCGTGTGCTGGAGGCAAGCCGCGGGCGGCTCAAGGCAAGGGAAGGACGGACGCTGCAGGAATGGGACGCGGTCATGCAGGAGCTATGGAAAACGAGCCCCCATCTTGACAAGACGCGGATCGAGAACGCGGTGCAGGAATTCCGGGGCATCTATGACGAGCTCTTCCAGATGATGAATGAAGTGCGTGTGCGGAACGGGTATGCACCAATCAATTACCGGAGCGGATATTTCCCGCATTTTCAGGTCGGTGCGTCGGATGGCATTCTGAATCTGATGGGCGCGGCCATGGGCATTGACGCTGGCATCGAGGTCCTGCCGACGGACGTCAAGGGCATCGTCCAGTGGATCCTGCAGCAGAAGAAAAACGGAAAGCAGGAGCAGGGCTCCGATGCACTGCCAACGACGATCAACGGCAGGACAGGCGGCTTCAAGCCGGGCATTACATGGTTCGGAAACGCTCTGGAGCGTACCGGATTCCAGACGGCCTATGATGCGGTCAAGGGTTTTGACAAGTACATCGAGGGCGCGGCAAAGGTCATCTTCTACACGGATTCCATTCAGAACCTGCGTGCTCTTGCGACGGAGACACGATATCTGACCGGCGACGACGGGCTGCGGGAGCGGATCGACGCTGTCAGAGCGGACGAAAGCCTGAATGAAGCGCAGAAGGATGTGTCTGTCGAAGATATCCAGAAAAACGGGCGGTATTCGCTTTCCCGTTGGGCGGCCAATCTGGACGAGTACACCAATTTGCTTGCGGGAAAGAAGAGCGAGCTCGACCGGCCAATCGAGCAGATGACGAGCCGGGACATGTACAGGCTGCTGAACAAGTGGCAGGGGCGCGTAGCGGCAAACATGGTGGCGGTCAACCCAGCATCGTGGCTGACGAACTTCGGCGTCATCCAGCAGGCGGCCGCGCAGCTGAATGAGGACAGTCTCATGAAGGCCAGGGCACAGGCAGCTGCAAACACGTTCAGGAATGACGGATTTGAAGAACGCAGCGATTTTTTGACATCTAGGCGCGGAAGCAGTATGCTCGTGAACGGCTGGGTAGACAATGCGAGCGCTACGCTCTCGAAGCCGATGGAAGTCATCGATATGTATTCGGCCAACGTCATTGTGCGCGCACGGTATATGGACAATCTGCGCAGGGGCATGAGCGAGGAATTCGCCATGCAGGAGGCCGACGAGTTTGCCGCAGGCGTCATGGCGGACCGCAGCAAGGGCGCACAGCCGACGCTGTTTGAATCCAGAAACCCACTGACGAAAATGTTCACGCAGTTCCAGCTGGAAGTCAACAATACGTTTTCTTATCTGTTCAAGGATCTTCCGAGAGAGCAGAGAAAGAGGGGCGTGGCAGCAGTGGCATTCACGATGTTCATGTATCTGCTCCGCAACTGGTTCTTCAATGAAGGATATGAAAAGATGATCGGCAGACGGCCGATGTTCGATCCCTTCAATATGATCACAGAGACGGTCGGGAACTATACCGGATACACGGTCAACAATATGTGGGATGCCATCGACGGGACAGAGGACGGAATCGTCACAAAGAAGGAAGCGAAGGGCGCAGGCGCGGCGACGTGGGACACGATGGTCCGCATCGGGCAGGAGATCCCGGGAATCGGAAGCCTGCTCGGAGGCGGGCGGCTGCCGTTTGCGAGCACGATGCCGGATGTGGAGAACATTCTGAACCTGCTGGATAAGGATCTTCCGGGGGATAAGAAGTGGCCGAAGGTCGCAGAGGCGCTGAAAGCGCCGGCTGTGTACTGGCTGCCGCCGTTCGGCGGCGGGCAGGCGAAGAAGATCTACGAGGGCAGCAAGGCCGTTGTCAACAAGGGAAGCTACAAGCTGAACGGAGACGGCGAAGAACAGCTGCAGTATCCGGTGTACACGGACAGGAAGGGAGACCTGATCCGGGCGTGGACGACGAACCTCCTGTTCGGCAAGAGCTCGACCAAGGCTGCCCGCGATTGGGTGGAGAGCGGGTTCCAGTCGCTCAGTGTCAAGGAGACGAAAGCCTATCAGGCAATCACGGAGGGCGGAGAGGACCAGAGGAAGACCTACACGTTCGTGCAGGCGATCAAGAACGTCGAGAAGGAATACGACAAGAAGATGCTGCTTAAGAGCTACAGCATCAGCGACACGGCAAAGACGGCGTATTTCTATCAGGTGTTCGCCAATGAGGACCAGCAGAAGGAGATGGACAAGCTCGACGAGCAGGGCAAGATCGACTTCATGAAGAAGTACCTCGCAGAGGCCGAGGACAACCACAACCGGGACGAGCTGCGCGACGCGACGGTCGCCGGGACGGTCACGCAGGAGAAGGCCGTCCAGCGGATGGTCGCGAACGGCTGGGCAAAGGACGAGGACGACGCGTACTGGAAGGTCCGGGAGTGGGTCCGGAAGGCGGACGACAAGGACTACAAGATGTACGATGATTTCCTGAACGCGATCGAGGCTGGCGGAGACGTCAAGGAGGCGGCGAAGGAATACCTCGAGCACGGGAAGGAAGCGAAAGATCTCAGCAGTGAGATCACGAAGGCGTACAAGCCGCAGTACATCGCGGCCTCACCAGAGGAACGGAAGAAGCTCAAGGAGAAGCTGCTGGCGGCCTATGTGGCACTGGGGTTCAACCGGGCGGATAAGTCCAAGGATATTGACAAGTGGCTGAAAGACAGCAAGTAACGCAAGAAGGCCGGGGCGAATGCCCCGGCCTTCGGTGTATCGGTATGGTTACTGCGCTTTTTCCAGCTCCGCGAGGCGCTGGCTGTGCAGACGGACGATAGATTTCAGGAAGGATACCTCTTCCTCCAGCTCTTCAACGCGGCTTTTCGGCGCGAGCGTATCAAGGAGTGCCTGCTGCCCTTCAATCAGGAGGTCCAGCTTCTTCATGACGCTGCTTTCGATGATGACGCGGGTGTTGGCTGCGGACTGCCGCAGCATGTCGTCTTTGGCCTGGTCGATCAAAGATTGGATTTTCTCAATATCTTTTTCGTCAAGCATGGGGAAGCCTCCTTGTATTTGATGGAACAAGTATAGCACCGGCGGGCGGGAATGGCAAGCGGAAAGTGCTGCGTGCGTGGGGTGAATCCGGCGGCTGGGTCTGCTACACTGGATGAAAAGGAGGGATGCGGTATGGCGACGCCAATTCCGGGGGCTTATCCGAGCCCGAGGATCGACAAAGGGGTGCTGCGGTGGTACGAAGGGGACACGTTCTCGATCGTGCTGCGGTTCGACCTGAAGGACCAGGACGGCGAGGCCGTCACGATCGGGACGACGGACAGCATGGCGGTCGTGTTTCTGGACGATACGCGGCAGACCGTCCACACGTTCAGCTTTGCGAAGGTGGAGAACGACCAGGTCACGCTGAACTTCGACGCGACGGTCACGGCAAAATTCACGAAGGGAAAGTACACCTACGATATCCGGTACACGCACGGCGACAAGACGACGCTGGCGAGCGGGAATCGGGCATTCGTGGAGTAAGGAGCAGGTATGAGGGTAGAAATTCCGAATCAGATCACGGTGACGATCGGCGGGCTGATCTCCCGCGGAGTAAAGGCCGTGGAGGTCACGGACGCGGGGAAGCTGATTTTCACGCTGACAGACGGCAGCGTGATAGACCTCGGCTCGGTCATGGGCCCGCAGGGGCCGAAGGGCGAGACGGGACCGGCGGGGCCGCAGGGGCAGACCGGACCTGCCGGCGCACAGGGCGAGACCGGCGCGGCGGGCGCGAGCATCACGTCGATCACGAAGAAATCGCAGAGCGGGACGACGGCGACGTACACGATCGCGCTTTCAGACGGGAAGACATTTGACTTCAACGTCGAGACCGTCAAGGGTGAGAAGGGAGACACCGGCGCGAAGGGTGACACCGGCGCGCAGGGCCCGAAGGGAGAAACCGGCTCGCAGGGGCCAAAGGGCGAGACCGGCCCGCAGGGCGAGCAGGGGCCGAAGGGCGACACCGGCGCGGCAGGAGCGGAAGGCCCAAAGGGAGCGACCGGAGACACCGGCCCGAAGGGGGAACCCGGCGAAAAGGGCGAGAAAGGCGAGAAGGGCGACACGGGCGCGCAGGGCCCAAAAGGAGACCCGGGCGAAACCGGTCCGCAGGGGAAGACCGGTCCGCAGGGCCCGGCAGGCCCAACCGGCCCGAAGGGCGATACGGGAACGGGCTTTACGGTCAAGGGCTATTACGGCTCGGTCTCCGCGCTGCAGGCGTCGGTCAAGAATCCAGAGGTCGGCGATGCCTACGGCGTGGGCGCGGCTGCACCTTATGACATTTACATCTACGACGGCGTGACGAAGGCGTGGGTCAACAACGGACCGCTGCAGGGCGCAAAGGGCGACAAGGGAGATCCGGGCGAACGGGGGCCGAAGGGCGAACCGGGCGACACCGGCCCGGCAGGCGCCAGCGGAACGGACGGCATAACCCCGAGCATCGGCACGAATGGAAACTGGTATCTCGGGACGACTGACACGGGAAAGCCTTCGCGCGGCGAGAAGGGCGACAAGGGAGATCCAGGTGCGAAAGGCGATCCCGGAGCAGACGGCGCAAAGGGCGACCCCGGCGAGAGGGGGCCCAAAGGCGAGACCGGCGCGCCGGGCGAACAGGGGCCGAAGGGCGAACCGGGCGACACCGGCCCGGCGGGCGCAAGCGGAACGGACGGCATAACCCCGAGCATCGGCGAGAACGGAAACTGGTATCTCGGGACGACTGACACGGGGAAGCCTTCGCGCGGCGAGAAGGGAGACACCGGCGCGGCCGGAACGACATTCACGCCGTCGGTCGCTGCGGACGGGACGCTCAGCTGGACGAACGACGGCGGGAAAACGAACCCGGACAGCGTCAACATCAAAGGCCCGCAGGGCAATCCGGGCGAAAAGGGTAACCCAGGAGAGACCGGCGCAAAGGGCGCAGACGGTGTGACGCCGACGATCGGCGCGAACGGCAACTGGTATCTGGGAGATACAGACACCGGGAAGCCATCGCGCGGAGAGAAGGGCGACAAGGGCGATCCCGGCGCGCAGGGGCCTGCGGGCGCAACGCCCGTCAAGGGGACGGATTACTTTACGGCGGCGGATAAGGCCGCGCTGGTGCAGGACGTGCTTGCCGCGCTGCCAGAATGGACAGGAGGAAACTACTGATGGCATTGGATAAAGCAGTAGATTCCGCGCAGCTGAACGCCGACCTGACGGCGGTTGCGGACGCCATCCGCACGAAGGGCGGCACGTCCGCACAGCTTGCGTTCCCGGACGGGTTCGTGAGCGCGGTGCAGGCCATCGAGGGCGCGCCCGACTTGCAGATCGTCGTCACGACCAGCGCGGGTGCGACCGTCACGGCCACGAAGGGGAGCAAGACGGCTTCCGGGACGGCAGATGCGAGTGGAAACTGCACGTTGATAGTCGATGAGGTTGGAACATGGACGGTAACGGCAGCGACAGCAAGCACAACAAAGACGGCAGATGTTGTGGTTGGGACAGCTAATGTCGATTTGGCCATGATCGACCCCGTGTTCGGAAATAACAGCTGGGCTGCAATTATTAAGGCCTGTCAAGAGAAACAAGTTCCCAACACATGGAACGTCGGCGACAGCTGCAACATGACGATCAACAACAAGACCTACGCGATCGACATCATCGGCAAGAACCACGACGATTATGCCGACGGCTCGGGTAAGGCTCCGCTGACATTCCAGATGCACACGACCTACGCGACGCAGTATAAGATGAACGGCGCAGAGGATAACAGCTGCGGCTGGAAGAACTGCCTGGTGCGGACGTCCAATGCGTTCCCGGCGCTGAAGAAGGTGATGCCGGCGGAGGTCGTGGCCGCGCTAAAGGCCGTGACAAAGAAGACCACGGCAGGCGGCGCGAGCTCGGCCATCGACACGACGGAGGACACGCTGTTCCTGCTGTCGGAGATCGAGGTCCAGGGCACGCGGACATACTCCTATGCGGGCGAGGGCACGCAGTACGAGTATTACAAGACGGCGGCCAACCGGAAGAAAAACCGTGCATGGTATTTGCGCTCGCCGAGACTCAACAACACCAGCTGCTTTGACAGAACGGGATGGAACGGTGAGGCGGACTGGAGCGTCGCGTCCGAGGTGGACGGTATCGCGGCGGCATGGTGTTTCTAATCATGTAGATATGATCTTTAAGGTCATTCTGATAAACAAGCCGACGGGCGTTAAGGAGCTTCTATGAGTACGATTATCTATACCCTCATCACCAACCGAACGACAGCGGACGTCGCACGCGTGCACGAGTTGGCCGTGAAGGGCTACGCGGGCATGACGGCGGCGGAGCTGGCGGAGTGGCTGGCGGGGATGAAGGGCGCATACAACGACGTTGACCTAAACCGCGTCGGGACGGCGCTGAACTACCTCCGCGACCGCCTGACCAACGTCTGCGGCAGGGATATCACGTGGCAGGCGAAGACAGAAAAGAGGTAAAAACATGGATGCTGGAACCATCACGATCATCTGCGCCGTCCTCGGCTCGTCCGCGCTGACGACGGTCATTCAGGCCATCGTCGGCACAGCGCAGAAGAAGAAAACACAGGTAGACTCCCAGGGCGACCATCTCGCCGAGATCGACAAAAAGCTCGGGAAAATGCAGGAGCATCAGGACGAGCAGTATCTCGCAATTCTCCGCCTGACCATCATGTCGGAGGAAATGCCAATGGCAGAGCGCCTGATCGCCGGAGAGAAGTATAAAAAGATGGGCGGGAACGGCGATGTGAAAAAGTTCCTGCACCAGCTGGAGGCGCAGTGCGAACGCAATGGAGTTTAGCAAGAAGTGGCTGATCTGCAGCGCGCTCGTCAGCCTCGCACTCATTATCGCCTGCGCGGCAGGCGCAGACCTGACGGAGATCACGCTTGCGGTGCTGGCTGAAACGACGGCTTCCAGCGGATTCTATCTCTGGAAGGCCAAGAACGAGAACCGCGCGAAGTACGCGCAGAAGTACATGGATAAATGGGCCGAGAAATACGGCCCGGAAGCGGCAGCACGCATCGCGGAGATCGTGCTGAAAGATTGAAAGGAGCATACATATGGACTACACACAGATCATCTCGGCAGTGATCGCGCTCATCAGCGCGCTCGTTTCGGCATTTCTGATCCCGTGGATCAAGACGAAGATCGACGCGGACAAGCTGCAAACGCTCCGCACTTACGTTGAGATCGGCGTAAAGGCGGCGGAGCAGCTGTACACCGCGACGGACGGCGCGGCGAAAAAGGCGTATGTTGTGAACTTCCTCGCCGAGAAGGGCATTCAATTTGATGTGGAAACGATCGACAAGCTGATCGAGGCCGCCGTGCTGCAGCTGCACCACGAGCTGTACGGGAGTGAGCGGGCATGAGTATCAAAATTGGACAGGCCAGTCTTGGAGAAACCGGAGGACGCAACCAGCAGCCAGGAAACCAGAACGGCCGGGAACTGAATATCTCCAACTGGTACAATGGACGCTGGCTCGGCGTCCTGCGCTACAAGAGCCGCAAAAAGGCCGAGCGGGCCGCGCAGACGTGCGAGGCAGCGATTAAAAACCCGAATATCGGTTACGACATGAGTGACCGGAACACGGCGTATGAGGCCGCCAGAGCCGTCGGATGGGACGTGAGCAAGATCACGAAGCCAGTGGAGACGGACTGCTCCGGCCTCATGACGCTCTGCGCCGTGGCCGCAGGCTGCGAGGCCGTCGCCGCGCTCTACAAAAAGCAGGGGAATTCCTGCACCACCTACTGTATGCTGGACGATTGGCCAGCAACGGGCGATTTTAAATTGTTGATTGGTAGCAAATATCTGAAGACGGACGAAAATCTCCTGCGCGGGGACGTGCTGGTAAGCGAGGGCCATACCGTGATGGCCCTCGAAGATGGAAAAAATGCAGAGGAGGAAACCGAAATGGTAGAAAAGAGCAAGATCATCGTGGACGGCAAGGAAGTCGCCGTTGAACGCATCCTGAAAGACGGCACGAACTACGTCAAGGTGCGCGATATCGCCGCCGCGCTGGATCTCGAAGTGAGCAACAAGGGCAATATCGCTGTGCTGAAGCACAAGGAAAAGTAAGCCACGCCCGGCGGCGGGCCGAAGGGAGTGACGAAAGCATAACTGCGCGGCTGGCTCTGCCGAAGGAGCTGGAACACCTCACGCGCAGCGACTGGGAGCGCGTCACTGACGAGGGCATACTGGATCAGATCGATCAGCAGATCGTGAAGCTTTATATCGTGCGCAGGCTCCCGCAGATGGACGCCGCCGGTGAGATCGGCGTCGACCGCAAAACCATCTCCCGCCGCCTGCCGCACATCTACAACACCGCCCGCCGTCTGGTAGGGAAAACGGACAAAGAGAAAGCGCCATGAGCAACGGCTCATGGCGCTTTTTCTATGTTCCGGGATTGGCTTTCGGACGATAGTTCGGGTTATACGATCTGCATGCGCGCTCCAGCGCGCGGAAGTCGCAGGAGATCTTACAGATGAAGCTGCTCTTTCCATTGACGACATCGTAGTATGTACGATTGGCATGATCCAGAATGGCAAGCTTCTGACGGTTGCAATGCTCGATCTGGTTCAGGAGCAGGTTGCGATACTTCACATCCGGCTCTGCGGAAATGTCGTATTCAAGGATCGCAGAATCAGGGACAGGGACCATGTTGTTGAAACCAAGCAGACCGAGACGACCGCCGTCAAGCTTCAGAATGTGCTTGCCGGGCTTTAGATTGGCATGGTTTGGCTTCGGGGATTCCATGGGGACGAAGTAACGGAAGCTCCCGACAGTGAGAACAACGCCGACATAGGGGCGACGCTGGCCCTTGTTGAACGGGACACGGAAGTCACGGGAATGGAGGAAGGAAATATAGCGCTCACTGATGTGGCAGATAAAAAGATTCTCCAAGATTCGACCTTTCCGGGAAAGAAAAAGCGAGACTGCAGAAGTCTCGCTTTTAGTTGCCCATGATTTTTTAAGCCCCTACTTAACGGCAAGGGATTTCCGCTTTTTTGGCTCCCTACTTGACGGCAAGGGATTTCCGCTTTTTTAGCTCCCTATTTAACGGCAAGGGATCTCCGCTTTCATGGGCAGATGATGAACGGCGACGTTCAATCTCTGTAGATTCCTGAAATGGTTGTGCCGCGGATCGTGCGGTGCCAGATTTCAGGATTCTTTCGCGGATCTCTCCGCACCACTAGTATAAACTCAAAAAAGTGTAGAAGTCAAGAGGGGTACTGGGAAAATTTTTAAGAGGAAAGCATGTCCCACAAATGGTACACAGATGTCCCGGGAATGTCCCCCATAAAAACCGGAGAAGCGGCAGAATGAGAGTAGGAGCTGGCCAGCTTACTACTTTTACCGGAGGATTTTTTATGGAATACGCAAGCAAGGGACTCGCGGGGACTGCGCTGGGCTTCGGCATCGGCGGCGCCGCGCTGGGTCTGGCAAACGGCGGGCTCGGCAATCTGCTGGGCGGCCTCAACCAGAACAAGAGATCGGAAGCCGCTGACATCGCTGCGGCGGTCACGCCTGCCATGACGGTCGCCGCCATGCTCGCCGCACGGCAGCAGGAGCCGACGTGCAGCGAGAACATGCCGGTCACGCGCTACGATCTTGACCGGGAGCAGAAGCTGGCCGCGAAGGACAGCGAGATCGCGCTGCTCAAGGCCAACACGTACAACGACGGCAAGATGCTGGAGATGTACGGTTATATCGACGGGCAGCTCAAGGACGTCCGTGAGGCGCTGTGCAAGCAGGCCGTCCACAACCAGCGCACCGAGGACAGCTTCGCGCTGGTCAAGCAGGACGTCGAGTCTGTCCGCAAGGAAGCCCTTGGCGCGGTCAAGATGGAGGCCGAACGCCGCTGCTGCGGCGACAACGCCATCGTCACCTACGTCAACGCGACCTTTTATCCCAAGCAGGTCGCCGACGTCACCACGGGCACCGCGACCACAGCGCAGTCGCTCTACAACCCGATCCCGAAGTGCGGGTGCTGCAACGGCTAAACGCAAGGGGCGGCAATAGCCGCCCCATCCTTAAAGGAGGAAATCTGCAATGACAGTGACGATAGATCAGGCCATGCGCGGAGCGATGCGCTACGCAGACAATGAGGTCATCCCGCACCTGCCGGGCGGCAAGGGCATCGGGGCCGGGATCATGCTGGCGCTCATCATGGAGGGCAGCCGTGAAAAGGTCCTCGCGCTGCGTGAGAATCCCGCGGTCAAGATGATGCAGATCTTTGACGACGCCGGAAACATCGACCTCGACAAGCTCTACAACGCGGCCAGGCCGCGCTTTGAAAACAAGCTGACCGTATCCGTCCCGCTGCTGGGCGATATGCGGTTTGACCAGAACGACGTCGATAAGCTTTATCGATACATACAGGAGGCGTGAGCATGAAAGAGTATATGGATAAGCTTTATCACAAGCTGCACGAGGCCATGGAGAAACCCGTGACGCTGGGCAGCGCAGAGGAAGTTGGACTGTACGCGAAGACGATCTGCAGGCTCGAAAAACTGCACGGGCACCACGACGAGCCGGAGGCGGCCACATTTGATCGCGAAACGGCGATGCAGTGGGCAGCCAACATGCAAAACGCCGACGGCACGACCGGCCCGCACTGGACGATGGAACAGACAACGGCCGTGGCCGAGAGCATGGGCATTCAGGCGCCAGTGGTCCCGCGCTGGGCGTGGGGCGTAACCATGAACATGATGTACTCGGATTACTACCCCGTCGCCGTAGAATTCGGACTCAACCGCCCGGAGTTCTACGCCGCGCTGGCAAAGGCGTTTCTGCTCGATAAAGACGGCCCGGGGCCGGAACAGAAGCTCATGGCGTATTATGAGCATATCGCAAGGAGCTGAGAACACAGAAAAGGGACTGGACACAGAATAAACACAGTTTGCAAATTTACATTGAAAATACAGTATTTTTTCAGAGTTCGAGTCTCTTCAGGTCCACCAAAGATAAAGACGCAGGAATTTAAATTCCTGCGTCTTATTTTTTATCTTTTTTGGTAGAATAGCAGTTAAAAGACGGATTATTTATGATTGAACAAAACCTTTTGCTAGAATTGCAAGGTAGCAAGACGTAGCATATCCTAGCACGAAAATACACGGGTATGAACACAGTGACCGACACAGTAAAAAAGTGTAATTAAAATGCCGCGTCCATCTGGGCGGCGACTTTGTCAATGCGGGTATCGAGGATGTCAGTGTAAATATCCATGGTGGTGGAAAGCTGCGCGTGGCCGAGGAATTTTTGAGCGAGTTTGAAGTCCACACCGGCCTCGTAGAGCGCGGTCGCGTAGCCGTGGCGGATCTCGTGCGGGGAGACGGTGATGCCCGTGCGCTTGCGGTAGGCTTCGAATTGATCGGTGACGTACCAGCCGGGAAGTGGGCTTTTCCCGCCATCGTTGGAAAAGATATAGCCGTGCTCCTTTTGTGGAAGCGCAGCGGCCAACGCCGGGAGCAGCGGGACGGGGCGGATGCCGGCGGCAGTCTTTGGCTCCTTGATCTGGGGCGTCGGACCGGTATGGTAGACGCTGCGGCGGATGTAGATCCTGCCTTTCTCCCGGTCAATGTCCTCGTAGCGCAAGCCCTCGGCCTCGCCGCGGCGGCAGCCGGTATAATAGATCAGGAAGGCAAACAGGCCGAAGTCGTCGTTTAGGTTGTCCTTGATCTTCTGGATCTGATCAGCGGGCGGCGCGTGGCGGCGCTTCTGCGGAAGGTTCTTCGGGAGAAGAACTGCCTGCGCAGCGTTAAAAGAGATGCAACCTTCGCGCTGGGCTTTATTCAGGATCTGCCGGATGATCTGGCGCTGGGTGATAACGGTCTTCTTTGCGTGGGTCTTGGCAAACTGGTTGATGTACGTCTCAACCTCTTTACTTGTGATCGTGGCGACATCCTCCGGGCCAAACTGCGCGACGGCGCGCTCATAGGCAGGGGAATAATTGCGCAGGGAATTCGGCGCAAGCGTTGGCTCGATCTCGTTCCACCAGGCGTGGGCGACGTCGGAGAACGGGACGGTCTTTGGCTTCTCGGCTTCGGCGCGGTAGGCCTTGATCTTATTCCAGACCTCGCGGTCCGTCTTGCCGCGAAACGCTTTGCGCTTGCCGTTGACTGTGATGATGGATTCATGCAGGCCGTCCGGCCGGACATAGTATTTGGGAATTGGCATCGTAAAACCTCCAAGAATACCGCTCCGGCGCCGGCCGGGGCGGTTTTATTCATGTGCGGATCCAGCCGATCGATGGGATGAGCGCGTCGGCCACAAGCGCAAGGGCGCACAGCAAAAGAATACCCAAGAGGATGAGCGTCACAAGTCGGTGCATGTGCAGGGACTTCTGCTGCTGGGCAAACTGCGCACGAAGCGCCGCGTTCTCGGCGAGGAGTTTTTCAGTATCGGAAGGCTCGGCAGGCTCGGAAGGCGGGACGCCGAAATGCTCATCCAGTGATACGCCGAGGGATGCGCAAATCGGGCCGACGGTATCAATGTACGGCTTCGTAGTCTCGCCGCGCAGGAATTGGCTGACGGCATTGACGGATACGCCGGATTCGTCAGCGATATCCTGATTCGTCTTATGCGGCTGCATGGTGTCCTTTGCTTCGCGGCATGTTTCCCACAATTTTTCTGACAAAAACCATCCCTCCATATATAAAAACCACACCTGTGGCAGTAAGATTTCAGAAAAACCTACGCTGAAAACCAAACCGACAGGTTTACAAACCCAACCGGCGTATGCCATGCTTCAGATACAGACGGCTCCCGGTCGCCTGCGCAAGCAAAAGCCCGCGCCGTTGTTCGGCCAGCGGCGCGGGCGACGCCTACCTATATCTTACAACTTTTGGGAGGCACGAACAAGAGGCAAAGATTAACAAAAAATGAACGCGGTTTTTGTGGAGAAATGGAGACGGAGATGGAAAAGACGATGGAACAGATTGAAAACATTTTAGAGCGGGCCACACTGGACCAGCTGAAAATCATCCTGCGATTCCTGCGGAACATAATAAAATAAGCGCCGGAGCGGGAAACCGTTCCGGCAATATTTGCGCAGATCAAGTGTTGTGTTTCGGGTCAGGGTCTGGAATTTCGCGCGCCTTTTGTTCCCGTTCAATCTGAGAGATACTCTTTTCTGGAGTTGGAAGATCTTCTGGCATTGTACCGCCAAGATCCTTGATTGTCTGGCGAACCTTCTGACCGACCTTATAATGCGTGTCGCAGGCAGCCTGCTTGCCGCGTATGTTTTCACGGCGAAGTTTTTCGTCTGTCTGCGTGGCGCGGAAAAGGTTTGCTGCGAGTTCTGTGCTTCCCATATGATCGAGAATCTTTTGACCCTTTTTCAAACCTTTCCGTGCATGTATTTCTTTTGCGCCAAGACCACCATAAAGCCCCTGATAGCCACGATTCTGGAAGATGGCATAGTCGCGTGGGTCAACAACACCGGCCATTTGCGCGGCTTCGGCGAGAGACTTATTGTGCGATATCATTTCACTCCGAATGGCAAGGCGCTTTTGATCTTCCGTAAGCTGATCGTAATTGTCAATTAGTTCTTGCTGCCGTGTCTTTACGGCAAAATAGGTCTGTCCAACTGCGATGATCTCTTTCCTTGGGTCACCGTTCATCACGATCAGATAACAAGCGTAGCGACTTAGTGCATAATCACCAATTTTCCGGGTGGCTTTGCTGCCTAAATTTGTGAAAGTGGTGACGTTGCCGAAATGGTCACCGATCTCGTTTCCACTATTCTTGCAAGCCTCCATTGCCTTGAAGATTGCATTTTCAAAGTTTCGCCAGTCTGCATATTGCAACACCTGAGCAAGTTCGCGGGCAAGCCAGTATTCCACACCATATTCGTTGATGTGCTTAATATCCTCAAAGGTTTTTTCGCTGTATGTTGCCAAAGTATCCATATGAACGAGTATCCTCCGTATTATTTCATAGAAGAATCATAGGGCATGTGTTTGGAGCCGTCATCATATCCGTTGAAGTATCCGTGCCTATATGATTCCTCGTCATTGCCGGATAGGCGCTTCATGAGAAGATGCTCAACCAACCCCATCAGAAGCAGCGTTGCAGGGAAAGCAAGGATGCCGAGGAGGATTGTAAGAATAAAAGCAAGGAGACCAAGAACCGTTTTATTATCTGGGTCTTTGCACATGCGCCAATGGTTCAGCAGGGCAGCAATCACATAGATAAGCAAAGAAGCACCGAGATACATAAGCCAATCGCGGAAATCCATAAATACCACCCTCTACCAGAATACAAAAATAAACGGAGACGGTCAAGCGTCTCCGTTTAATTTTTTTACGAAATTTTCAATTTCGCTCCATTTTTCCGGCGGGAGCGCCATCAGGAGGGAGATGAAGCGTTTCCGGAAGGAGTCATCCGCGTCGGACATGATATCCGTGACCAGCAGGGCCAGCTCATCATTCGCGCTGCGCTGCACATACATTTCCCCTTCGCCGTCTTCGAGCCAGGCGAGGGAGACGTTGAATTCCCGGCAGATATCCGAGATCGTGCGCTCGGTTGGGACATTGATACCGGAACATATTTTAGAAATATGGGATTGCGCAAGATGGATACGCTCGGCGAATTTGGACTGCGTCAGGCCCTGGTCCTTGATTAGGAATGCGATTCGCTCATTGATCGTGCTCATCAAATCACCTTCTTTCTGGCATTACGTTATCACAGCACGGAATAAATGTCAATCAAAAAATATGGAAAAAGAATAAAATAATGCTTGACAATATGGAGAATCCATGCTACGGTATGGGCAAGGAATAAACCGAGCGAGGTGAGATCAAAACTCGGACGAGAAAAAGAAAACGCACGCATGGAACCATCATACGTGCATTTCCCTCCGAGTTTTTTTACCAGAACGCGCTGCACCGCCAGGCCCCGCATTCATTGTGCGGTGATACAGCCCATTTTTTATACAGGGTATGATCCTGTGTGGCTGTACCGGCGTCGGCAATGACAGGCATGAATGGTTCTCATGCTTCTGTGGCGCGCCGCTTCACTTTGGCAGTCCCGGCTCTGCCCCTTGCCCTATCGCATGACGCCGGGGATCCGGTCTGGAACGGGCAAGGTCAAAAGTTTGGTCAAGAGACCACCTCCTTTGAGATTGCCGCAACGGGCATACAGACAGAATATCAGACTGCCAAAGTGAAGTCAACAAAATTAACAGAAGGAGACCAAGTGAAATGCCGGAGGAATGGACAGGCAGACTTATCGGAGATATGCACAACGCAGGCGTCAGCCGGGCGGAGGTCGCTAGAGAACTGGGCGTATCGACCGCATATGTGACGATGGTGCTGAATGGGATACGGACGCCGGAGGGTGCGGAAAAAAAGCTGCGCGCGGCGTTTGAGCGGGTAAAAGAAGCGAGGTGAGATCAATGTCAGAGGAACAGAAGAAGCAGGCCGAGAAGATCTCGGCTGAGATCAATAAGATGACGCCGGAGATGCGCGAGAAGGCGCTGATCTTTATGCAGGGCATGGCAGCCATGGTGCAGCCGGCGAAGAGCGAGAAGAAGGAGGCGTGAGGCATGACGGAGCTGGAAAAGGCGAAGCTGCTGGCGAGCCTGATCGGGCATAACGAGCGGATGACGCTGTGCGGGGAGAGCACGGTGCTGGTCCCCAATTATACGGCGGCGCTGCGGCAGGCACTGGGCTGCATGAACCGGGTACACGGGATCGACGATCCGCTGCTCAGAGCGCTGGAACACGACGAGCAGCCGAAGCACCCGGCAAGCAGCATGATCTTGCTGCGTGCGCTGCGCGGATATCACAGCATCGGGGCGATGCGGCAGTTTGAAGTAGACGGCTGGCCGGACGGCGAGGACTGCTATCTGGAAGCGATAGAGGAAGCGATACGCTGTTTGGACGCGGTTTATTCGAATGTGCTGTCAGTCCACGGGGACCAATAGCGGAAGCTCCGGGTATTCCAGACGGAACAGGCGCTCTGTTCTGCGGCGGCAATCTTTGCAGGCCTGCGCGCCGGAAAGATCGTCGCAGCCGTTGAAGCAGTAGCCGGGGCCGTCCTGAGAGGGACAGAGGTTAAAGTAAACGGTCTGCGTCCGTGGGGAAGACGGACAACAGACGCTGAATTTCTTATACGGTGTGTATTCGGCATACCGGAATGGGTTGGGATTCAAAGTATCATTCATAAAATTCTCCTGCGCATCGCTTCCCGCATCAAGGATAGCACAGCGCAGGGGAAAACGGCAAGGGGGAAAGAATTATGCCGAGAGAGCTGGAAGGATACCGGCCGCAGCTGGAGCTGCTGACGGATATGTTTCCGGGCCGGGCGGCGATCGGGATCACGGAATGCCAGGCGGCGCTGGGGATCGACCGGCGGACACTGCTGGCCGACCGGCGGTTCCCGGCCCGGCACGTCGGGAACAAGTACACGGTGTCGCTCACGGAGCTGGCACGGTGGATGGTGCAGAGATAGGAGGCCGAGGCATGGCGAAGGTCAAGAGCTACACCCTGACGCTGGATGCGCAGGAGCTGCATGATCTGATCGAGGCGGCGATGGTGTGTGAGTGCCAGGCGGCGCAGATCATTAACGGACTCAAACGCAAGGGGCTTGACCTGGACGCGCAGAAGCTCGTTACACAAAACGCCCGTCTGGCACGGCTCGTCAGGCGGATGCAGGCGACGAAGGAGGAAACCAATGAGAAATAATTTGATTGAACGCCTCGGGTACAAGAGCCCGAGACGGAAACTAAAAATCCACGAGAGATTCAGAAGAGCAAGAAAATTCGCCGCCATGCTGGCACAAGGCGGCGAAGGGGAAAAGGATATGCGGCTCAACGAAGAGAAGGAAGTGCCCTAGAGAAATAATCGACGTCGCTGGGGGAAATATCAGAAATGATAGCGCGAAGCTTGCGATAACATTTCCACGCAGTTTTATTTTCATCAACAATGTCGTTTCGAGTTTCTGCGCTGATGGTTTTGTCGTTGTCGAGCTGGTGATTATTCACATAAATGCACTCGTGAACAAGGGAATACAAAAGACGAAGCTCTTCAAGGTCGAAATTCTGATCCATTTTTTCACCACCTTTCTACTTGAGGATACCACAAAAGCGCTAATGGCGCAAGGAGGAAGCACTATGAGAACCAATCTTGCAGAACGGCTCGGGTATGAGCCGGAGGAAGAGACCAGGGAGCGGCAGGAGCGACTGCTGGAGGAGCTGCGGTACCGGGAGGCCATGCGGCGGGTGGCGAAGACCTGCTGCGTGTGGCTGGGCGGCGCGGCCTTTGTGCTGGCGGTGATCGCCGGGTACGCAGAGATGGCCGACGCCTGCATCGCGACCGGCGCGATCGCGCTGGGCCTGACCACCTACGGGATCCTGTGATGGACGAACCCAAGATCCCGGTCGAGCTCCGGCCGGATCAGCTGGACGATATCGTCGACGCCGTCCTGGCCTTTGCCGATGACTGCGCCAATGACCGGGAGATCCTGCAGAGCATGCCGCGCGTCGACCAGGATACGGTCGAAGACCTGCTGCAGCGCGAGACGGCGCTGCAAACGCTCGCGGCATGGCTGCAGCACGTACAGGAGGAAGCGAAGTGGATTACTTTGCGCCGCGCATGCGGCCCATCCCGCCGCCCTGCGGCCGGAACTGCCCGGACCGAAGCGGCACATGCCGCGCCGGGTGCTGCACCTGGACGCTTTATGAGAGCATCCGGAACCACATCTACGACGTAAACCACCGCGACAGGGACAGCCTGCAGCCCGACCTTGCAGCGGGAAAGCAGATGGTCCATGCCGACAACCAGATAAGGAGGCGCAAACACATTGCGAAATAGCATCGATTACCCCGGCGAGCGGGCGCCGCGGCGCCCCGCCGTGATCGCACAGGCCGGATACACCGGCCAGAACCACTTTTCCGTTACATATGGAGACCAGAAAGTGACCGTCCGCGCCGAGGACGGCTATGCGGCCCTTTTTACCGCCGCCAAGCACTGGGGCTATAAGTTCACCCGCCCGGAGTACCATCAGAACGCCCGTGCGACCAAGCTCCACTACACGCCGGACACCCGGCCGGGGGCGCTGGTATGAGGTTTGTGTGTGATGCCTGCCAAGATATCACGAACATCGAGGCAGACCGAATGGAGATTCAGGGCGAAAAGCTGATGGTGTACAGCCGCGGTGCCATGCTGGAATGGGCGTGGTGCCAGTACGTTGGGAAACAGACCTGTTTCGACCTGGCGGCGTTCGGAGGTGCAAAAACGGAATGAAATGGCATATTGCAAGCGTCAGCTGGGGCAAGGACAGCCTGGCCATGCTCCTAACGCTGATTGCCAAGGGCTACCCGCTGAACGAGGTGGTTTTCTACGACACCGGAATGGAGTTCGAGGCGATTTACCACACGCGGGATCAAATGCTGCACCGCCTGGAGCAGTTGGGGATCAAGTACACCAGACTGGAGCCGGAAAACCCGTTCCTGTTCGATATGCTGGAAAGGCCGGTTTGCAGTAAGCAGAAAGGCACACACCAAGGTTATGGCTGGTGTGGCGGCCTCTGCCGCTGGGGAACCACGGGGAAGCTGAAAGCCATAGACAGGTACGCGGAGGCGCGGGACGCTATGGTTTACGTTGGCATAGCTGCCGACGAAACGCCGCGCCTGGAAAAAGAACGGAAGCCGTATAAGCTGCACCCGCTGGCGGAGTGGGGTATGCCGGAAGCAGACGCCCTGGCATATTGCTATGAAAACGGGTTTTCGTGGCTGGAGGGCACGATCCGCCTTTATGACGTGCTGGACCGTGTTTCGTGCTGGTGCTGCTGTAACAAGAACCTGCGGGAACTGCGGAATATGTATATTTACCTGCCGGAATACTGGGAGCGCCTGAAAGACCTGCAACGGAAAATAGACAGGCCAATGAAAGGCTATTACAAAGGCAAGCCGCGCGGCGTGTTTGAACTGGAACAACGGTTCCGAGCAGAATTGGAACAGGAGGCAAGAGCATGAGTAAAGCTGTTTTGATCAGCATTCGCCCGGAGTGGTGTGAGAAGATCATCAACGGGCGGAAGACCATTGAGGTGCGCAAGACGCGCCCGAGGATGGATACGCCGTTTAAGTGCTACATCTACAAATGCGGAAACGGCAAAGTCATCGGGGAATTTCTGTGCGATCAGATCATCAACATTAACGGCGCGGGAAGGATCCCGTCGGATGCTGCGCGGCCAACCTGCCTAGAGCCTGCGGAGCTGCACCAGTATCTCGGAGCTGCCACCGGCTTCGGCTGGCACATATCTAATCTCAAGATTTACGACACCCCGCGCGAATTGGACGACTTCAGACGGGCATGCAAAAATGACTGGTGGTGTGAGAGCTGCGCTATGCACCGAGAGCATAACGGGACCTGCGGCAATGGTAGCTTGCAGATTCGACGCCCGCCTCAGAGCTGGTGCTATGTGGGGGAGCAGACATGGAACGACTGACAAATAAACGCGAAGCTGACGCGCAGCGAGAAGAGTACGAGCGCCGCCTTGCAAACGGGTATCCTCGGAATATCCCAGAGGAGCGGTTTCTGCGCCTTGCGGCCTATGAGGACATCGGCCTGACACCAGAGGAAATCAAGGCTCCATTTACGGAGGACACGATGATAAATCTGGCAGCGCAGGCGCTGGGCGTGGAGCCTAGCCGCCTCCGCGAGCTTGCCGAGGCCGACAAGGACGGGCGCGTGGTCGTGCTGCCGTGCAGGCAGGGAGATGAACTGTGGACATACTGCAATCACCTGGTTAAGCGGGTATATAGTTTTACCGTATCGGACGTGAGCACGCTGAACGGGCGGACTGTGCTGAATACGCTAGGTCTCGGGACGATCAGACCAGAGGACATCGGCAAAACCGTATTTTTGAGCCGCGAAGAAGCCGAGAAGGATTTGCAGGAAATGGAGGGCAAGAAGGATGGCTGATTATATCCGGCGCGAGGATGCGCTATTTGCGTTACGGAAAGCAGAACGCGGTGGAAGCATGACGGCACTAACACGGTTGGAACGCGCATATGCCGAAATTCGGGAAATGCCCGCCGCCGACGTTGCGGAGGTGGTGCGGTGTGCAAGCTGTAAATATGTGAGGCCAACCGTTAATGCTCACACCGGGGAGCAGGTAGGAATCTGGTGCTGTCTACATGACATCCTCAACGTCGGCCCGGATGACTATTGCAGTCGGGGCGAGAAGAAGGGCGCGACTGAATGAGCGGACTGCGGTTTGAGAGCATGGCGGACATGCCGCCGAGGATGCGGGAGCTGTAGGCCAGGCAGCAGATCGACCTCTCAGGCGCTGCGGCGCCAGCTCCCCTTCACAAGGGGAGCCATGAGAAGACGAAGTATGGCAGCCGGAAGGATACGCGCGGAGAGCTGCGCTTCGACAGCCAGAAGGAGGCGCGGCGGTATGACGAGCTGATGGTGATGCTTCGGGCCGGGATCATCTCCGATCTGCGCCTGCAGCCGCAGTTCACCTTGCAGGAGAGCTACATCACCGAGGCCGGCGAGCGCATCCGCGCAGTGCGGTACACGGCGGACTTTTCGTACAAATTCGGCGGCAAGCTCGTCGTCGAAGATGTGAAGTCCAAGCCGACGCGGACAAAGGAGTATCTGCGCAACCGCAAATTCATGCGGTCAAAATTTGGGATCGACATACAGGAGATTTAAACATGCCGGAAGAAAAAAACGAGAGCAGCCCGCGCGAGGCATGCGGGCTGCCGAAGCAGGGAAATGCCTGTCCGTATGCAAAGCTCGCGCCGGATCTTTGCGCACGGTGCGGCTGGAGCCCGGATGAGCACGCGCGGCGGCAGGCGCTGCCGCTGACCGAGAACGCCGACGGGCTGCGGCACAAGGATATCAGTCAGCCCGAGGACTAAGACCAGCAATCAGCCGGGGAACCATATTTTTTCGGACTTTGGCCGCGGCCGCTCCGCCATGAGACGGCTGCGGGAGGATCACCCCGGCTCTGCACCCGGCCCGCGAAACCTCAAGCCCGCGGGCCGGGGATAAAAAGCGCGTGTGGAACGTGCGCGCGGATGGAAACCGTCAACGTTACCCCACGCCGGGTGTCGGGATCGCCCGGCGGCATCGTGTTACCTCCTTATGGAAAGCTGCCTGAGCAGACAAGGGCAGCTCGTCTGCGGCGACAGGGGGACGCGCAGGCGCAGGCGGTGCAAGTCCGCCCTGCATAGGGGCCGGGAGACCGGCCCCTGACGAAAGGAGAATGGAAATGTCACACGTAGTCGATCTGACGGGCACAGATTTTGGATATTTGCACGTCATCGGGCGGGATACCAGCAAAAAAGGAGACACGGCACACTGGATCTGCCGGTGTAAATGCGGGAACGTCTGCAGCAAGGATGGGAAATACCTCCGGAACGGGCATGCAAAAAGCTGCGGCTGCTTCCGGAAAGAACGCGCGGCCACGCTCGCCACCAAGAGGGATCCAGCCAAAAAGCCAAAAGCCGAACCGAAGAAGAAAAAATTCGGCCGCGGCCCGCAGCGGGCAGGCTCCGGGATCTGCTACAACCAACTCTGCCCGACGCGCAACAACTACCGCGGCGCCTGGAGCTGCACCGAGTGCCGCTTCTGCCCGGAACGCAAATTTGCCCGCCAGTCGAGGCGGGGAGTACTTACAATTTGAAGGGAGAATCGCAATGGGAAAGATCATGGAGCTGTTTTATGGCGAGCTCGGCGGATTCCAGACATCCATGGAGGATGACGGATGGTCCGTCGAATTCCGGGATGAGAAATATCCGCCGCGCGTCACCATGGACCAGCTGACGCCTCCGCTGTTTGAGATAACGGAAGATGGCCCGCAGAAATACGAGCCTGCCTGCATCCAGGTCATCGGCACGCCGGACCTGCGCGTCGTAACCACAGGCAAACTGCAGATCGGGAAGAAGGATCTCAACAAGTACATCAACACCGCCCAGAAGCTCCTGCAGCTCTACCTGCACGGATTTATGCAAGAGCGCAAGGAAATGGAGGCGGCGCAGAATGACTGAAACAGCGAAAATCTATCGAGCCGCAATCGAGGTATTCGGCGGCGATATGCAGGTCGCTGTAGCCATCGAAGAGATGGCAGAGCTGACAAAGGAGCTGTGCAAGGCGCAGCGGGTGACGTTTGCAGCTCGGGGCGGCCTCGGGGATGGATTGATCGACAACCACGACGAGATCGCCGAGGAGATCGCGGACGTGCAGATCGCGCTGGAAGAAATGATGCTGCTGTTCGGTGTTCCGGTGGAAGTGCAGATAGCCAGAAGGCAAAAGCTTGCTCGTCTGGAAATGCGGATCGAGAAGGCTAGAGAGGAACGCGGGGACAATCGTGAGCATACCGCACATTGGGAAGACCCGGGCCAGAAGCGGGATCTGTGGTATGCAAAGCTGAATGGGCCGGGGCCAGATCCCAAAGGAGCGCGCGGTGCGTGGGGGCACTGCCCAAAATGCGGGGCATCAGATTGCGAATGGGACGCTGAGACAGACGTATGCACATGCAAGGCATGCGGATACACGAACTGACCGTTGAAACTGTGGCCGGAATTTCCGGCCACGCTTTGAGCGGGCAGATAGCCCGAAGCCTATGGGCACAGAAAGGAGAACAAAAATGCAAAAGTACATCGGAACAAAAATGGTAGAGGCGGAGAAAACAGAAAATGGATACCGAGTGCGGTATGAGGACGGGTATGAAAGCTTTAGCCCAGCAGATGTGTTTGAAAAGGCGTACATGCCGCTTTTGGCGAACGGATGCTTGAAAACAGAGAAACCGAGCATCAGCCAGAGGATGGTTGATGATTTCATCGCATTCCATGAGGTGAAAAAGCTCGGAGGAAAAACGACCATCGTAAGGGCTGTTCTTAGAAATGGCTTTGAAATCGTTGAAAGTTCGAGCTGCGTGAGCGCCGAGAACTACGACGAGATGATGGGCGAAGCTATCTGCATGGGCAAAGTGAAAGACAAAGTGTGGATGTTGCTCGGGTTCTTGTTGCAGACGGCAGTAAATGGTACCTACGGCGCCGCGACATGTCCGGATGATCGTTGAACGCATGGCCGGAATATCCGGCCACGCTTTGAGCGGGCAGATGGCCATGTAGGGGCGGACGGCTCTGTCCGCCTGGGAGAAAGAGGTGTGGATGATGGCAAAGAGACACAAGCGCCGCATGTTTACAGGGGCGGTATGTACGCAGATCGTGTATACCGTGTCCGACGGTGCGGACAAAAAGACCAGCAAGCCGCGAAAGCCGCGCTTCCAGACGCAGGCGGAGCGCGATGAATTCAACAGCAAGCAATCGCTGGATCGGCTCGTTGCGCTGATGAACGCCAATTTCTCTCCAACAAGCCTGTATTCCACCCTGACATTGGATACAGAAAACGAGGTACATACCGCAGAGGAAATGCGCAGAGTGCGCGACAACCTTGTGCGCCGCATGCAGTATCACTATCCGGAGGCCAAAATCGTTGCTTTCTACGGAAGAGGAAAAACAACCAATCGCTTCCATTTGCACCTGGTAACAGAGGGGATCCCGGAAGAGGCCATCGGCGGGCTTTGGGGGCTCGGCAGCGTGATCGAGGTTCGGCACCTGCGAAAGCACAACTATTATATAGACGAGCAGGGAAACAAGGTCGACCACGGCCAGGACTACACAGCACTGGCCAGTTACCTGCATGCGCACTGGAGAAAAGAATTCGGCGGCCACCGGTACAAGGCGACGCGAAATTGTATCCGCCCAGAGCCGGAACCTGCGACCGAGGCCGTGCGCGAGTACAGCCCCAAGCATCCGCCCGTCGCCCCGCGAGGTTACATCCTCGTAGAGGCCCGGACGACAAAGTACGGGTATCAATATTATAAGTATGTAGTCGACCCAAGATCAGAGCACAAGCGGAACGGGAGCCGCTTAAATTAAACCTTGTATATGCGTAAGGTTTTAAAACGAAAGGGTGATAGGGACGAGCGACTACTGGCACAGGGAGTATATCTGCCCATTCTGGCAGGCAGCCGGGAAAAAGACGATCCGCTGCGAGGGAGAATGCGTGCTCGCATTTCCTGAGCGGCGGGAGACGTCAGACTACATCACGCGATACTGCGCCAGCTTTGACTACGTGCGGTGCAGCATCGCGGCGGCGAAGCTCCGATACTACGAAAGAACAGAATGAGAGCCGAAGCGCATGCGGAACGCCGTATGCGCTCATTCTGCGTGCGTGGGGTGAAAAGATTTTCCGGATACGCTATGCTGAAAAGCAGAAGGGAGGCGTGAGCCATGGCGAGGAAACCGAAGTATGAATCCGTGGAGCAGATCGAAGGGCTGATCGAGGCGTATTTTGAGAGCTGCAAGGGAGAGATCCTGCGGGATAAGGACGGGGACATCGTTTTCAACCAGAAAGATGGGACTCCGGTCTGGGTGGGGCGGAAGCCGCCGACGATACCGGGGCTTGCGCTGGCGCTGGGATTTTCCAGCAGGCAGAGCCTGTACAACTACAAGGCCAGGAAAGAATTTATGGACACGATTTCGCGCGCGCAGACGCGCGTGGAACAATATACGGCCGAAAGACTGTTCGACCGGGACTCTCAGCGGGGGGCACAGTTCGCGCTGGAGTATGGGTTCCGATATCGAAGAGACGCCGGGGACGAAAAGCAGGATCAGACGCCGCGTGTGCTGCTGGAATGTGACGCGGAGGACGCGA